TACATTACGAAAAAGAATGGCGATTTGATGATTCCTTGGCGCAATGCACATCCGCAATGCATGAACTTACAACATCCGTTAAACGATACTTACCTAGGGATTATGAACCAAGCGATGGGTGGCAAAGGCGAATTTGCCGTAAGCGAAAGCAAAATCATTCGGAAAATATCCAAATGCGTGACGATTGATAAGAGCGACTTTAACTAAAGGTCATTAAAAGTAAAATTGATTTATATATAAAGATAATTCAGTATACATAAACAAGCGAACAAAGATGGAAGCAACCAACCAACCCGAAACTAAAAAACTACAAAATATTATGAATAAATTGGAAAAGGAAGGAATGGAAAATGTCAAAAACCTTCAAAAAAAGGAAGGAATTATTCCAACCGAACAAAGTTTGACGAATTTATTGCAAAAGGGCGCCGATGAATTTGAAAAGGAAATGGGACGAAAAATGACGTATTGCGAGATGCGCGAAATGTATGGTTAAGCAGTTTAATTAAATTATGAAAAAATTGAAATGCTTTATAAGTTAAAACCAAGAATTAACTTATAAAGAAAAAGACACCAAACGAGAATGGCCTCTGGCATACTTGTAATGAAATCTAACGTTCACTATCGTGAATCATATGAATCCGCCATTCAAATATCTATGCTGACCAATCAGTTGAGAGATTTGCCCTACCTCTATGCAGAAAAAATGATAAATACTATAACGAGTCGCAACAGTTCGTATTATGCTTATGTGGTGGTTCCGGATATAATTTCCGACAAGAAAGTATATAATTTACTGCAATACAAGAACGACACGGATAAACAATACGCCAGATTACTAAAAAAGTTTGATTTAGATTTTGCCTGGTTTGATCCACAAGGCCGGCATATTATGGTATGGGGCAACTCAATGGAAAAGGTAGAGAATGCAATTAAAACAATTAAAGAGTGGCTCTGTTTGCTTAATTCACAAATCGCCATGTGCCTTGGTTTATAAACCGAGCAAATTGCCGCCGCCGAGACCTGATGTGAAAATAAACGGATGGCACTAGACGTAAATGACGATGTTTCTATGTATGTGTCTATTCTATGTGTATGTATATTAAGCGATACTATATGATGCTGTATATACTTTTTTTTTATAAAAGTTAAATATATACAAGAACCATTAATGGCGCAACCACAACCAGTTAAAACAACTTTAAATAGTAGTCTTATCCTGGGTGTAACAAATTGTGAAAAAAACGTTATTTTAAATCCAAAGGAAACACACTGTGATTTAAATGTAGTAGATATATTTAAAGATGCAGGAATAGATCCTGACGCAACAAAAACGGATTTATTAAAAAATGCAATGGAGACTATTTTTCCAATTCCATGTTATACGAAGCAAGGAGTCAACTATGGTCTTACCAGATTACATGATGTGGAAAATTTTTTTATGAATAACCCCAATATAACTGGCGCTGAACTTAGAATAGCGGCTCTTTCAAAAAGTGCATTAAATACGTCTAATCTAAATGATGAAATTGATCACTATATAGCTACTACCAAACGTGATCGTATACCTGACTTTATATCAGGTAGTATACCAGAGAAAAAGTGGGGATTAAATGACGCTGCAATTACTCCAAGTGATTTTAGTCCTGGTATAGAGGAAATAGAAACGCCCGGTTCGTATATTGACCCCGGCGGAAGAAACCCAGCACTGAACAAGTGGCCTGCAAATGAGGAAATATTAACAATTGATTTAACTAATTTTGGGTTTGAAAATATAGAATTTTCTTCACAATTTATTGACGAATATAAACACTGTCATATAAAGTTGAAAGAAAAAGGACAAAATGGAGTGGTTTTAATGAATGTTACAGTTGACCGAAAGGGCGCCATATACCCTCCGGGCGCCCAACTAGAATATTTTTTGGGGAATGCAATAAAAAATGATTTCCTACAAAACCCATTAAACCAAACTAATATAAAGCATGCAATAAATTTTGTATTGGGAAAAGAATTAGGTGATACCTTACAGGTGATTATAGGTTATATTATGATGAAAGCGAACTCGGAGGAATATAACGAAAACACCCTAGCAGCATTTACGGGAGATATACCCTTTGCATGTCGTTGTATGATGTTAAATTTGCCAGTATTATTAAGAAGGGTAAAATACAATAGTAAAGATTCGGTTTTAAGACATTATTCCTTTTTTACACCATTAACTTTATCACCGGAAGAACAAATGCATATGATTCATAAAGCAAAAATAGATGATATATTAAAACATAATAATGGTGTGATATTTAGAATCAAAAAATTTTTGGCTACTTCACCAATATTAACTATTGGAGAATACACAGTAAACGCAAAGGGAAATGAAGATGAAGATATAATAAAAAAAATAAAAGAATTATTAGGCAACATTGTTGCCTATATAAATGATATAAATGCTTTATTGGAAAGAGAGAGACAAATAACACCTTTTGATTTAAATTTTGATTTAAAATTTGAGAATTATAGAGCATTTGATGTTTGTAGTGTAATTAATAAAACAAAAATAAAGTTAAATCCATTGTTAACTAGGTTAATGAGTGGCGATGTTATGCCAGATGATCCAATAACTCTAACATTACAAGAAAATAATTGTAAAACCACTGGTCAGTATTATAAAAAAATTAACAGTATTATTCGTAAGGAACACACAGAGACACAACGTACAGCACGAGAATTACGTGCTGCTGGATTTACGAAAGGAGGATCTGTACCTCCTCATGGCGGCACGCGTTCTATGAGTAGTATAAGTAATAGTATAAGGAATATTATAAGAAGAGAAGCAGAAGCAGAAGCAGAAGATTATTCATACTATATGGTTGATATTTTATTTAATTATTATAAATATGTTGGAGGAACGATAATTGATAACAATTTTTTTGATGTGGCTACACGATATATATTAAATAATGGATTACCGAACTTACTTCATTTCCACATGAGTTATAACGCATTTAAAGCAAGTGTGTTTGACCGTTTGCAAAATTTAGATAAGGATTATTTAATAGATAAGAATTATATAGATATAGTTGATATAGATAAGGATTATATAAATGCTGCTGGTATAGATGGTAGTAATATTTTTAAAACAAATACACTTTATCTCAGATTCCAAATGTATAATTTTTTATTAAAATCCGAATTTTTTAAAAATTTTTTGAAAAATATGAAAGTCATACCGACCGGTTTAGACAAAGGTTTAAATAACACAAGACGTACAAGAGGTAATGCCGGTAAAACACCAGGTAAAACACCAGGTAAAACACCAGGTAAAACACCAGGTAAAACACCAGGTAAAACAGGTAACACCGGTAAAACAATAGGTTCATTATCACGACGTTACATTACAGCATATTTACAGAGTTTACCAAAAAAAAATAAGTTTTTAACTCGTCAAGAAGATTTATTAATTGGCGGTAAGATGCCGGAAGGTGGAAGAAAACACCGAAAAAATAAAACGAGAAAACACCGAAAACATAAAACGAGAAAACATAAAACCCACCGAAAACACAGAAAAACATAAATCGTGTTCGCAATAGCCAATTCCACAAGGTTTACATTTATATTTTCCGTGTTCGCATTTATATGACGACATTTATACTTATTATAAAATATAAATGTTGTAAAAATACAATCAATTTTAATATTTAGTAGAGAACATTAATTTCGGCTTCGCCAACTTTACTTCCTTTATGAATTTTCTTATGGGCCGCCAAACTGCGTTTATTTTGAAAAGGGAGATTGCATACTTCGCATGCAAATTGTTGATTTTGTATCGAGGCATATTTATCATTCAAGAAGAGAGATAAATCTGGCATTTTTATATCCTCAATTTGGGATAATAATTTTTTATTTGTGTCTTTGACTGTAGTTATTATCATCTCTTTTTGAGTAAGAAAAAGTTGAAATTGGTCATTTATTCGGTCTAAAACATCTTTTTTAATCACATATCCATCATTATCATCCACATTAGAGATTTCTTCTAATCTCTCGGAGAGATTGTCAATAACATCAATAGACATTTTAATTCTCTCTTGTGAATAATCCACGTTATGTAAATATATAATAACCTTGCCATCATTGATTTCAATAAAGCCATTCGGTTTGGAAACGATGCCAGAAAATTGTGACATCATTATTGCATGTGTTTTTTGTTCATTCACATCTCTCAAAAACTTTTTAATTTCGTCCAAATTAACATTGGCTTCATAGTTTTTATTTTCCAAAAGAATAGTTTGCTTTCCTGGACGTTTTAAAATAAAATCGCCGGAGGCTTTTAAAGCGGTTGTATTAATGACTTCGGCAGTAGGGTACATTTTATTCAGTATATTCCCAAGCATATTTTCCGAGCATTGTCCTTTAAATTGCGAAGAAGTTTTGTATTTGGTTAAAAAGTCATTTAAATCACTCATTACTTTCTCATTTGCAGATTTATTCACAACCGATTCATCTCTCAATGAATTTAATTTTGTATTCAGTTGTTCTTGATTGGAACTAATAAATGTATAAATCGGTTGTTGCATTCCCAATATTTTTGAATCCAAAGAGGAAACAAACTCTTTTAAAGAGGTTTCAGAATGAGTTGAAGAGAGATAGTTTTTAATATCTTCGTTTATTGTTTTTTGAAAACTTAATAAACTCTCTTGAATTTTTTTATTTGATTCTTCTTGCGTTTTTGGAATACTGGAATTAATTCTCTCTATAAAAGAATCCGTGTTTCTATTTAAGAGTTGCGCAACCTTCTCATTATTTTCGCTAGAAGCCATACCAATAACCAACTTGGTTGTTTCAATAAATGAATTATTATGTTCTTGAATCTTTAAAGAAATCTGATGGTTGAGAGAATTAACTTGTTGTTTTATTTCTTTCACATTACTAAGAATGTCTCCAAATACAGAATTCGAAAGAACCCTTGTCATATCATTACCAAGCTGTTCCATAAAATCCAAGAGAATAAGGTTCATTGATTCTATATTAACATTCTTGTTTGCATTATAATAATCATAAATGCGTTTGTTATTGATTGTCATTAGGTGTTTTTCCATCCCTCGTATATATAATCATACTGCGTCCGCTTTAAGTTATTTTGCTAATTAGAATTGTAAAGCATTTGCTAATTAGAACAATATTGCTAATTAGAATTGTAAAGCATTTGCTAATTAG